CTACAAAAAGCAGCCACATATGCAAAAGAATTTATTTTTATAGGAGATGCTGATCAGACTATTCACGAATATGCAGGATCAGACCCTGAATACTTTTATCAATTAGCTAACACAGAACAAGCAAAGGCTAATGAACTTACTGAAGGTTTAAGATGTGGCCAAACGATTAACAAAATATGTAGAAATATTATTGCACCTGTGTGGGAAGCATACGGTCGATACTCAGAAAGAACTTGGACTTCAACTGATGTTGTTGGAAAATCATATTATATACCTGGATTAAATCAAGGGTGTAAAGCAAAAGATGTTTTAATTAATAAAATTTTAAACACAGACGAGACATTTTTATTTACATATAGAGGCAACCCTACTCATAAAGATATAAATGAGTTTCTTCAAAATAATGGAATAGATTATAAAATGGTATCAGGTAGTGCTCATGTATCTAGAGAAAATTTTAGTTGTTTTAAAAATTGGAAAAATTTTATGAATGATAAAGTTTCTAAACAACAGATAAAAGAATACTGGAAGTTAATGGGATCAAAAGTAAAAGTTAATGGTCAAGGTGATGTCGATAAACTTAAACCTTTAATTGATAGAGATTATAATGTTCAAGAACTTATAGATGCAGGTTATTTAAAACCAGAAATAAAACAATTTCAAAGATTTTCTCAACTTTTAAACCATGAAGCTCTTTCTAAAAATGAAAAATTAATTCCAAAGATACCTTACATTAATAAAGTTTTAACTAATGGCATGGACACAACTAAAAAACCAAGAGTCCAACACGATACAATACATAAAGTAAAAGGATTAACTTTTGATAACGTAATAGTAGATTTATCAACATATTATCCAGAAACTAAAGGTTTTGAAGCAACAAGACTAGCTTATGTTGCTTATAGTAGAGGTAGAATAGATTGTTGGACTATAGGATCTTCTGCTCCTTATTCTTTAGCAAAAATACAAAGCAATTGGAGAGAAATTTTAGAACTTTAAAGGAGGAAACATGACAGACAAAAGTATATTTAAAGGAATGGGTTATAAATCACTAGACAAGCAGCATGGCGGGAGTCACTATAAAAAATTTACGATACAACCCGCAGAGTTTATAAATGAAAATAAATTTTTATTTGCAGAAGGCAACGCTATAAAATATATTTGTAGACATTCTATGAAAGGAAAAGAAGAAGACATTAAGAAAGCAATACACTATTTAGAAATGATATTAGAAAGGGATTACAATGTGTAAACATCCAATTGATCTAGACTTAGAAGGTGTAGATACAGTAGCTATTGATATAGAAACTTACGATCCAAATCTTAAAACAAAAGGTCTAGGTGCGGTTAGGCAAGATGGTTTTATTACAGGTGTAGCTGTAGCTACCGGTAAAGACACAGTTTATTTTTCATTAAAACACAGTGATGACGATAAGTCAGAAGAAGAATTAAAAGAGTTTTGGGATCAAATGAATACAAAACTTTTACAAAACGATAAGATTGCAAAAGTATTTCATAATGCAATCTATGATGTTTGTTGGTTAAGAGCAACGACAGGTAAAATGTTAAAAGGAAAATTGTTAGATACAATGGTAGCTGCTTCTATAATTGATGAGAACAGATTTAAATATGGATTAGATGCTTTAGCCAAAGATTTTCTTGGTGAAAATAAATACAAGTACGACTTACAAGAAAAAACTTTTGAATGGTCTGGTGGCATGCAAAGAGATCCAATGTCTAACATGCACAAACTACCTTCTAGTGTAGTAAAAGATTATGCAAAACAAGACGTAGACTTAACTTTAAAATTATGGAATTTATTTAATAAAGAATTAGACAAAGTATTATACATAAAACCTGAAGACAATAAAGAGTATACATGTAGAAATATTTTTGAATTAGAAACAAGATTATTTCCTTGTCTAGTTGACATGAAATTTAAAGGAGTTAGGATAGATACCCAAAAACTTGAACGTCTTGGTAAAAGACTAACACTTAGAAGAGACAATCTTTTAAAAATAATAAAAAAACATACACAATTAGATCTTCAACTGTGGGCAGCAACTTCTATAAAACAATTACTAGATAATAGAGGTATAACAAATTTTGAAAAGACTGCTAAATCAGCAATGCCTAAACTTCCAAAAGATTATTTAAAAACTCATGAAGATAGGTTTTTAAGAATGGTATCAAAAGCAAGAGAAGCCGATAAAGCTGTAAATACTTTTATCGAAGGTTTAAAAGGTTATGTTTACAAAGGTAGAATACACGCAGATATAAATCAAATTAGAGGAGATGGTGGAGGAACTGTAACTGGTAGATTCTCAATGAGTAATCCAAACTTACAACAAATACCTTCTAAAGGTTATATAGGTAAGAAGATGAGGGAGCTATTTATCCCTGAGGAAGGCCATAGATGGGGTAGTTTTGACTATTCTCAGCAAGAACCGAGGATTGTGGTGCATTATGCAATAAAGAAGATAATGAACGAAAAAGAAGGTGAAGAATTAAAAAAACAATTTGATGATTCTGAAGCAGACTTTCACCAGATAGTAGCTGACATGGCTAACATATCTAGAAAACAAGCTAAGACAATTAACCTTGGATTGTTTTATGGTATGGGTAAAGGTAAATTAGCAGCAGAGTTAAATTTAGATACAACTCAAGCAAAAACTTTGTTTGATACTTACCATAGAAAAGTACCCTTTGTTAAAAAATTATCAGATGGTCTAATGCAATTTGCTAAAAATAATAAATTAATTTTTACTCTTGAAGATAGATTTTGTAGATTTGATAAATATGAAAGCGTTAATAAAAGATGGAATAATAAAATACGTAAGTTTGAAGAATGGGATCCTAAAGCTGAAGAGATAAAACAAAAAGATGGTACAATCAAATATGAAGGTGCATGGATTACTCCTAAATTATTATCAAAAGAAGAAGCTTGGGATAGATTTAAATTACAATTCAATGAAAAATCTGAAAAGAAAATTGAACAATTTACTGAAGAAGAAAGAAAAAATTGGTTTATACAATACTTTGTTCCTGCTTTTACTTATAAAGCTTTGAATAGATTGATACAAGGATCAGCTGCTGATATGACAAAAAAGGCAATGGTCTTGTTATATGAAAAAGGTATAGTTCCTCACATACAGGTACACGATGAGCTTTGTGTATCAATCAAGGACCACGAAACACGGATCATGGTTCAAGAAACAATGGAGAATGCAATACCTTTAATGGTTAAAAACAAAGTAGACTATGAATCTGGACCAAATTGGGGTACAATAAAATGAGGATAAATTATGGCTTACTTAAATGCAAACATACCGGCAACCTATGCACAAATAAAAAGAGAATATTTATATGATCTTAAAAAACATCATGGAGAAGTTGAAGACTGCATTGTGTTTGGTCTTAGCGCTCTTACAGGCCGTAGTATATTATTTCATGCTATTATGGAAAACGGTGCAATATTTTATCGCCTACCAATTAGCGCGTTTATTCAACAGGGATTTGAACCATCCGGAGTGCCCGCAAGACGACTTGATGAACTACAGCTCTGGAATTGTTTTTCTTATTATCCTTCTGTCCATCGTTGGGATATATTAGACGGACAAGCCGGTAAGTATATCGGAAAAGACAAGAAATGGCACCCAGGAAAATATTTATTTACAGTTGACTTTGCACATCCAGAGTCTAATATACTCGACACTGATCATTCAGAGATTCCGCACGAACATAAGTGCGCTCACATAATTGCCCTCGATGACGGTAATTTTGCAGCACAACCTAACAACAGATGTATATGGGATATACCTTCTTTCACTGTGAAAGATAATATTCCTGACTGGAAAGTGCAGACTTCTGAATGGAATGTAGAAGATAGTAGAGCATGGCGGACAGAAGATACCGACAAGTTCTTCTATGAAATCGAGGAGAAAAAAAATGATTGATAAAATGAAAAGTAAAGCTATGCATTACTGGTCAGACCACAAGATTGAATGTCTTGTAGTTGCTGTACTTATTGTAGCTTACATAGTTAAGTAATGATTATGGAGTGTGCTAGGATGGATTATAAATTTACAGCGATGTTAATTATTGCTCTTTGTCTCCTAGCATTCTTCGGAGGTCCCAATGTCCAATAAACCATTAGATATAGGAGAAGAGGCAAGAGTGCAGATGCCAATGAAGACGGTAGCTAGCCTTATAATTCTAGTTGCAATGGGCGTGTTCGCATACACAGAGCTTACTGCAAGACTAGTATCTTTGGAGACATCAAGAGAATTATTTGAAAATGATTTGTTAAAGAAATCTGAACAAGTGCCCACGGACCAGGAGCAACATTTTTTATTGGAAGATCTTTACAAGACCGTAGAGAAATTACAATCTACTCAAGAAATGAATATGACAAACAAAGTTAATATAGAATTTTTAAAAACACAATTAGACAAAGCGTTGGAAG